AAAAATTCGTGTGCGGTGATAAGTTGTCCATCGTGGGCAAATCCACAACGAACTCTACCAACACCTAACCATTGAAAATCTATAAATGCAAGTTGAGTTTTCGTAACATCCAAATCAAATCCAGATGTTCCTGTGCCATCACACTTATCTCTGTTCCATTGTGATTGTGGAATTCTTGTTTCCGATGCAATCCCGCTTACAAAAGATCTAATTACCCAATTATTTGTTCCAATCCCAGCGTCTACTCCGTTAGACGTGCTAAGTCCAACTTGTTCAAAATAAATTCCATCTCTATCATCAAAGTATCCAGTTCTTTTAGTTGCATTTTGTTGAGGAGCATAAAAATTGAAAGAACTGAAAATTAGTTGTCCTTTTCCTGGTTGATAATGGTGATAAAACTTTGTTTGGTGAATACAAGATGCTGTTGATCCAATACCAGTTTGTAATCTTGCACACGCTTGGTTTTGTAAAAATGTTACTGTTGAACCTGCTCCTGAAAGACCATCTAAAAAGTTTGGATCAAGAGCATAAAGGTGCTTATAATCTCCAAGGGTAAACAATTCAGAAACTCTTGCTCTACCAAATGCATCAACTGCAGTTGTGTCTGGATTGATAGTTACAACAGTTTCTGAAGAAATACCCACAGTTCCTGTAACTGGAAATGGGTTTTGATGACTAATTATTTGTCCATCACTTGATGCAACACCTACAACTTCAAATAGTGATCTTTCTTGATTTAAATAATCTTGTGTAGTTATATTCCACTGAGCCATTAATCATTCACTCCAAGTTAATCTTTCTGGTTGATATCTTTGTACGTTTTTAATTCTTGATGTTTGTTGAGATGCTGGATAGATGTTATGGACAATCGCTCCAGGATATTCTCCTTGAAGATGCTCTGCAAGTTCATTTTTATTCATCATTGCACCTTCTATTTCCATTCTGTATATTTTTCCTTCCCAAACTATATCAGCAACAAAAGATTCTTTAGTAACTTCTGGTTCTGAGTTATTGATATAAAGATTTCCGTTGAAATCTCCGGAGATATTTACTGATTCTGATAGAAATTGTTTAAAACTTTTCATTAGCAGTTCCACGCTCTAAGTGATTTGTTGATTCTACTATCCGGATCGTTAGCAGTTTTGGTAGAGGTTAGTTTCTTTTTCATACCTTTCATTCTTGCGCAGAATGATGCACGACGAGGATTGCCAACTTTTTTAGATGGTGCTTTCAAATCAGAACCGGGATTTTCTGCTTCATATGAGCGACGACCCTTTTCATTTAGTCCACCTTCTTTATTCTTTCCTTCCTTTTTGGTCCATGCGGCACCTTCAACCTGGAGAAACTGTTCTCCTGGTTTGATATCAGAAACATAATATGACTGAACTCTAGAACCTGGATAAACCTTTTCAATTTGAGATTGAACTTCTTGTCTATTTGGTTTTGATGTTTGTGGGAAGAACAACTTAATCATATATAGTTTTCCTCTCCAATTCAAAGTAACAAGAATAATGTTTCCAGTTTTTGCTGGAATTCTTACCGATTCTGACATTGGTTTTACATAATTTTTATCTGGTCCGGGTTTCGCGGAACTACCTCCCATTGGTCTCTTTGAGGAACATTCGCATGGAGACTTTCCACATACCTCACAAACCTTATCACTCTCTTCAGAAACTAGTGGTTCTACTTTGATAATATCAATGACTTCTGCAAATGTATTTCCATTTACATCTTCAATAGTTTCTTCTGAAACTGACTTCCAACCACCGCCTTCTGACTTGTAACCTTTTGCAGCCCATCCATTTGCATATGCAGAAGGATAAACATCAAATTTTGCTTTTGCCTTTGCTTTCCACTTTGCCCAAAGTTTTGGATTTGTTGGTTTATTTTCTTCTTCCAAATCTACTTCTTCTGGAACACAATTTGGAACCATTCTATTACCTTTTTTCTTCAAACCTTCTTGCTTATATCCAGTCCAGCAAGGACCTTTTGCTTCATCCATTGATCCTTGAACATTATGTTCACCACTATCTAAGTAATCTGCTGCCGAATCAATATAATCTGCTGCTTTTGTAATTTTTGATTGTACCCATGCTTCAATATTACCTTCACCTTTCATTTTAGATTTGAGACGTTTTACTGCTTTCTCAATGGTAGAAAGTTCAGATCTTGCCATCGAATGTTCATGATCAGGTTGAGGTTTCTTCGATTCAGAAACTCCACCAATAGTCACAGCGTCCCACATAGCAGGTCCATAAGAGCAATCCATTCTGCGCTCTCTTTTTTTGCACATAGGACAATATCTTTCTTCTCCAGATTGCTCTTCAATTTTATTAGATACCATTTTTGGTTTTCCTCCTTTTCCCGAACGATCTGCTACTGGATCTTTTTCTCTCTTTCTCCTTACGGCAGCAGCAATTTCATCTTTGGACATTTTTGCTGCTTTTTCATTAGATAGGCACTTTGGTTTTGGTTCTCCGGGTTCACGAGCACATTGACCAATTGCTTCTCCTTTTGTATTATATCTTTTCCAATTCCCTTCTGGATGTGATTTTGAAAACCAATTTCTTAAATCCTCATAAGCTATACCCCTTTTAGTATGCTTCAATTCTCCCTTTTGTTTTGCGATTAATTTTTTAGATGTAGTCGCAAAATCTGCATTCGGATTTTCATCAGGAACTAATTTGGGTTTCTTATCATATTCATCGACATCACCATCATTGTCCCAATCAACATACTGAACAGTTGCATGATAAACAGACTGTTTTAAATCCAAATTTGGATCTAACTGATGCTGCTTACCTTTTAGGTGTGGTGTTTTATGTGAGAATTTTTGGTTCTTCATTCAACTGGTTTTGATTTAGTTTCTTCGCCTTTTGCTCTTTTTCTTCTCGCTGCACAATGAGCACGTTGAGAAAAACCTTTTGGATTTGAGCAGTCAATACTCTTTTTATATTTATTACTCCACTCTTCTCTAAACTGTCTAAATGTTTTCATCGTTGGATTGTTTCTTTAGAAGTTTTGCAAGTTCTGCTGTAGACCCTACAAATAGTGCATTTGTAACATTTGTAGGGCCTTTTGTAGATTTTTCTTCTTCAACCTCTTTTAACTTCTTCTGCAAGTCCATCAATTTATCTGTGGCATCTGCGACATTTTTTATCAATTGACCAGCAACCTCATATGCTCTAGGCATTTCGCTTTCTTGAGCTAATTCCAGGATTCCATTAATAGCTTCTTGACCCTTTTCTATTAAAGAGTATAAATTGCCTCTAGTATATTCGTAGTCTTTTTTAATGTCTTTTATCGTTGATGATGTTGTTTCGTTATTAATTTCAGAAGTAGATTCTACTATTTCTGGTTTTATGATATCATCCGAAATATTGAACTCTTCATTTAGTTTTTCGTATTTTTTACTCATTCTCATGAAAACCCACCACTAAATCCAAAATCATCTCCAACTTCAATTAAGTTATCATCTTGACTAGTTATTCCAAGAACAGAAGAACCTGCAACATGAGAAGATGCTACAGTTCCATTTGCACCTCTAGTTACTGATAATTTATTTTCTGCTTTTGATTTTACATATATTGTCTCTTCATTAATTGCAATATAAGTATTTGGTAAAATAGATGAAGCGTCATCGACATTGATGTACGAATCAGTCTTTTCAATATCTGAAGATAAAGTAGTTACGTTTACTCCAGTATAATTCTTAGTTGCAGTTGGTTCTACTGAATATTGTAAATCTCTTCCTCCAGATTTTGCATCTGCTCCACCAGAAGATGCAGATATATAACCAACAGAAACTTTTTTGATGATATCTTGAGATGCAGAAGAAACCGGACCAAATAGATATATTTTTGCAGTAAATCTTAGTGTATAAATTAATGCTCTTCTAGTTGAAAAGTCTCCTTCATAATCATCACTCATTGTAATACCTCCAAGCACAATAGGAATATCGCGCTTTTCTCCAATTTCTTTAATTAAATTAACGGATAAATTATATGAAGGTTGAAAATATGGAAGTATCTGCTCAATAATTTGAAGCATATCATCATTTAATTTTGTCATTATACTCAACTCAAATTCCATATTATATGGAACTGGCATGTATGCCTTTTTCTCTTGAGTCTTATCTGATGTAGGAGATGTTATAAATGTCTGAGTTGACGTTACTTTTCTCTGTGGATCATAATTCAGTCCAATAAATTCAAATGACATTCTTGGAAGAGTCATTTGAACTGGTTTGTTCAAATCTGGAGATTGTTCCAGTCTTGCCAAAAACTTCTGAGTTGGTCCATATGCAAGAGGAACTTTTAGTTCACTTACAACATCTCCAGAGTTATTTTTGTGCTTTATAGAAATATTATTGAAAAGTGTACCAAAAGATACAACAGTGTTTCTTAATATCTCGTGATAAAAGTATTCAAACATTTTGAAGAGAATTAATTATTCTTATATATTGTGTATTTATGGAGTTCCGAATGGGTTGACTTCACTAAAATCTAAAATTAGATCAGCTTCCTCTTCAATAACGTCATTTTGTGCATATGGATCCGTAGTATTATACTCTCCAACTATTCTTAACTTTCTACTTGCACCGCTTTCCGAACCAACAATATTTTCTCCAGAAGTGAAACTTCCACTGATTTTGGACACTTTCAATTCATTCGTCACAGCGTTCCAAGAGTTCACTATGGCAGTGGTTCCACTAATAGATCCTGTCACAACTTCATTAACTGCAAATGTTCCAATACCAGTTGCAATTGGCGAACCTATAGTTACTGTTGGAATTGAAGTATACCCGACTCCGGTATCGGTTATTCTTATAGATGTTACTGACCCAGAACTGTTGATATAAGCAGTTGCAGTTGCTGTTGTTCCTATTCCTGGAGAACTTATAGTAACAATTGGCGACCCTGTATATCCAGAACCACCATTTGTTATAGTAATAATACCAACTATTCCATCAGCAATTTCTGTGGTCGCTTCTGCACCACTTCCCTCTCCACCTATGAATGAAACACTAGGTGCAACTGTGTAACCATATCCAGAATTTGTTATTTCAACTCCCTGAATTCTATCAGATGCTAACCCCTCACAGTCAATGATTCCGGATATCATTGTTGCTATTCCTGTAGCAGTTAGACCACCACTGGGTGCAGATGAAATTGCTACCGTAGGAACAGACTTGTAACCGCTTCCTCTATTTGACAATATTATTTTTCTTACTCCACCATTAAATATCTGTGCAGTTGCTGTAGCAGTAACTGCAGCCCCTACCATAGTCAAAGTCTGTATAAATCCAGAGTCTATCGTATTATCGTCAATTTCTTCTATGGTGGTATTAATCAGTTCATCCTCATATCTAAAGAGTTCGCATGTTAACTGATAGACATAATTTTTTTGTAGTTGATAAAATGGTTTTTCGTGTTCAACATATTTAATTTCAAATAATCTATCACCTAAAGGAAAATAAATTAGGTCGCCTTCTTTTGGTCTTGTTGATAGTTTTATATCTGTTGCATTTTTGATAAGAGGAGAAATGTAAGTCTCAAATCTTTCTTTGGATATTGTAAGAGTCAAATCATCTAATTCTTGAATGCCAAATTTTGACATTAAAGTTCCAAGTCCGCTATATCCATCATAACTATCTACATACGCTTCAATGGGAAATGCATTGTCAAATTCAGACTCAATTACCTCTTTTATTATGGTTTTGGACGTTACATATTTTCTTGGTAGGTAATAAATTTCTACGCCATATATTTTTAATTGTTCATTAATTAAATCCTGAACAAGATTTTGCTCACCTGATGAACCTTGCTGAAAAAATGGATTTAACATGTTTCTTATCCTATCATATCAAGAGGCGGTAATTCATATGTATTAGACATTTTTTCCATTATCATATCAATTTCTTTTTGTGCATCATCATACATTTGTCTACCATTAAGCTCAACTCCACCTGGAAGTTTTACTCCTTGAAATTTGATCAAATTCTGACCCCACTGCCTTTTTATAAGTGCAGTTAGATATGGTTTTAGGAAGGAATCATTCCAAACTCTTGGAAAATCATTTGGATTCAAAGATCTATAACAATCAATTATTAGGTAATCTCCAACAGCAACACTTCCCCAATCAATGTCCAGGTATAATCTATCCATCCTTTGATTAAATCTTATTTGCTTCTGTGTTGTAAGTAAGAAATCAATATCTTCTAGATATGTTTTTACCATCGCATAAGTCAATATTTCAGTAGAACCCCAATAGTAAATATCATTCAAGAATAATTGATACTTAACACTGAACATATTGTTTGTTGTAGTGTTAGTTCCATCAAAATGATATATTTTTTGAATTCCAATAATTGACGGTGGAACCTGCAAGAAATTACTATTTTCTTTGTATGTGAAAGTTGTAGCAGTTCCAACAATGTCTGCAGTTGCTGATGTTTGTGCTATTCCTGCAGAGGGATTAGAACCAGCAGGTGCTTTTCCTCTATCAATATCGTCTTGAGTTATTTGATACTTAAGATATACCTGACCAACACCATCAAAATGTCTTTCTTGAAAAAATTGTATAGCATCATCAACTAAGTCATCAATT